TTATCATCGAGTCCAGCCAAAAGAGGTTTCACACTATCCGGAACATACGCCGCTAAAACCTTTTTGCCATTCTCAAGAACAGCCGCACGATCTTTTCCAAAAGCCGTTTCCATCGTCTTCTCAAAAGAAGCGTCCGCCGCGACTTTGGCTTGTTGTTCAGATGTATAGATCGTCTTTAAAAAATTAGCCGAAAGAATCTTAGCCTGTTGGGTATTAAGTCCTGCGGAATGAAACAACTGTTTCATAACGCCTTTTTCAGAGGCTTGCTCGATATACTCTTTCGGAACCCCATCGATCTCAGGAATTACATAGGATTCTGGTTTCTCCGGACGACCCGCTTTATTAAACCACTCATTCCACTGTTCGGGAGTAGCATCATCACCCGGTGTCATCCTCTGACCAATCAAAGTCTGCGCGCCGTCAAACTTTTTTGCAAAATCCGAAAACGAATTTATGTCTTTCATGTACGGCTTCGTTCGGATCTCCTCCGGAAGGATCGCGTGAAACTTATCCCCCTGAAGTGTGTTTATATCAAACCCACCTGAAGCGGCGCCTTTATCTCCACCCTTATCTCCTGCGCCCGCTGCGCCTTTATCCCCTGCTCCCGCTGCTGCCGCTGCGGCTGCTGCCGCTTCCGATTCAACTGTCATGGCTTTCATCTCCTTTTGACTCGACTAATCGTCGAGCATCGTCTGTCATCATCCTCCGAAGGTCAAGATATAAAGATCGACGACCTTCGTTGTAAGTCGTTGATCCAAGTGCGACATCGTTTGTTGTGACGTTAATCACAACAGACGATTTAAAAAATCCAGATAGTTTTGCAATGTGCCGCAAAACTATCTGGACATTTGGATCCGTACAAGCAAGTTGTAGTGCTGCTCGAACCTTGCGATATTCTTCCTGGTTCTTTTTCTTTAACTCTAAAATCTTTTGGTCTTGTTTCAGTTTGTCTTCGAGGTTCACAGTAACATCCCTCCGCCCATTCCTGCTCCACCGGCCGCCGGCCCGCCCATCTGGGTTGCCTGTGCCTGTGCATTTTGTTGAGCCGCAGACCCTCTCTTCGCTTCAGTCTCGGCAGCCACTTGTTCCATCTGTAATTGCGCCTGTTGCTGCATTGCCTGTTGATGCTGTTGAAGTGCCGCCTGGAAATCTTCATCGGATAAGAAAATATCTTCCGTTGAACCGGTGAGTTCTGAAACCCGGCGCATCGATTGAACCTTATCCAACATCAGAAGAAATTCCGGAACTGCCTGGCCGTACGCGCCCGCGAATTGCCACACGGACATAACTCCGCGTAACTCCTCCGAACGCAGGATCCGCATAGCCGGTGAGACATACTCGATATTGTAAATCTCAACCCCATTGAGTTGTGCCTCTACCAATTCCTGCGGCACGATCAGCGGATCACGACCGGCCGCGTGCTCTTCAACTTCCTCGGGAGAACCTTTAACCACGCCAAAATCCCTGGCGGTGACTAAGATCCTGATCGTACGTTCGATGACCGGCGTCAGACATTCGTCAATCTGCCGATTAAAGATCGCACCGAGTGAGTCAGCCCGGAGTTCATTTCTAATCTGGGCCTCCCCAAGCGTCATACGGGTTTGGTTATTGAGATCCAATAACCGATCGACAAAGAAGTGTTTGATCACCTGTTGTGTCAAGGCTTCAACTATCTTCACTGCCGACTGCAACTCACCCACGGTACCCACTACGCCGATAGGCGCGGTATTGGTAATCCTGGATGATACGTCTAAAACATTCAGCGCGTTCGGTGAGGTATCAATTATCCCGCCACCAAAAGACCCGTCATCGAGTAAATACAACGGCGGTGCGAGATTCTTCTCCGATGCTTTTATCAGCATCTCCCAAAACGCATTGATCGTGATGATACTCGGCAACGCTTCCATTGCCGGTGACCGCCCGTACTCTTCGCCTTCGTTCTTATAGAACCGAGTGACCTTGATCGGTAAATCTTGGTACCCGGAATTTCTCAGTTCAACTTTTTGTTCTTGGAGAATATGGATCGATTCAATCGGCATATTCTGGTTGTTCTTCGGCTTGGTCGGATCGTACTCTGCGCGCGGACGGACTATCCAAACTACTTTAAATTTCTTATCGTAGTTGTAAGTATCGTACGCGGTTTTAATCGCTTCGTACTTCAAAACCTCAGCGCCGTATTCGTCATAGAGTTGTGAGGCGTTCCACTCGACTTCATAAAAGATCTTATAAACTCGACCGGACGCATCTTCACAAACCCACATATGTTTCAGACCCATAGCCCGGTAATCGATACGGTGATCTGATCCGGCCTTAGCCGGAAAGACCCCCATACCCGACGTACCAAACGCGCCGTTCTCGAGCATATACTCCTGAAACGACGTACCAAATCCCGCACGCGGATGTTCAATCTGCGTCACTGTTCGTCTATTTATCTCTTTGTAATATTCTTTGATTACCGTCGTTTCAGCGATTACTTCCGGCCGGGTGATCTTAAACGTCCGAGCGCCATTTTTCCAGAGCGCACCCACTAAAGACGACACCATCTGATTCAACGCCAAAGTGGCCGTATCATCAAACACATCGCCATGTGTTAAAAACTCACCTTCTGTACTGTCGGAGGTGAATCCCTGCTTCCTAGAGAGAACATATCGGGCAATGAGCTCGAACATTTTCTCCCATAGAGTCCGGCGGGCTTTAACCGAATTAAACTCCTTCAGAAGTTTATCTACATTTGCCATTACGAGAACACCTTCTGTGAAGCGGTCGATAAAGTTGACGTATCACCGAGTGGTGAAGTAAAATACTTTCCCACACGCGCGAGACGCTTCGACACCGTATCCTGTGCCTCCTGACCGGTTACTCTTCCCACATCGGTAACGTTTTGTGCCTGACCTGCTAACATTGCGCTAAACGCGCCGGCCTGTTTCTTAGCCGCTGTCGCCTGGGCCTGTGAACTGTAAATTGAAGTTCCGACCGCCGCCGCAGTAGCGCCAATAGCAACCGCACCTACAACCGCCGTTGCTGTTGCGCCCGCTGCTGCCGCTCCCGCGGAACCCAATATTGCTGCTCCTACTCCTGCAAAGATTGGCATTTTATTTTCTCCTTCTGGAATAGTACGAGTGGACCATAACCTGACTCGACTATCCCCACATTTTTGAATCCTAATTTTTTACATAGTATCTGAATACCCGTGTCCTCTTCTCGAGCGCACGTATGAACTTTATCGGTAAGACTAAAAATTTGGTCGAGCATCAGTTGGCCTGATTCAACGCTATGTTTAATCGTTGCTCCAGAAACCCTTTTATCTTTGAGGGCTTCCATTAGATACTGGTCATTTACTTTTAGGCATAGCCCGACTCCAGAACGGATCCCTCGAACTTCGATTATCCAAAAGAGCACTCCGTACTTCATAACCTCTTCGGCAATCTGGTCGCGGGTGGCGTACCGTCCTTCGTCCATTTCGGCTAAATCAAAAAGATAATCCCAATCGGCCGCATCTTTAAACGGGATCAGTTCAACGTGTTTCCCGTAAAGAATCGTCTCGGTCATTTCACTCCCCGCAGGGTCGTCAACTGCGTCCTCCACGGTTGCTTCTGATGCCCTGGCGAAGTCTGCGCGGGTTTCGGGCCCAGGCTTTTCTTGCGGACAGGGTAGGCGAAAGTAAGGACTGTCGCATCCAGCTCATCCGGGCTCCAGCCCAGATCCTTTTTGATGTCGTCCTTACTGACTAAATATTTAATCGAGTTACTCGTTTCTTTCGATTCGGGGATAGATCCAACTTCAGATAAGAAACGCTGTTCATCTATTGGGATTGAACACTCCGAATCCTCAATCCAATCCGCAAACTCAAAGTACATTTCCGTTCGTTTGTTTCGATATCTTTCAGAATCAATAGCCTTCTCTCCAAAGTGTATCCCCTTTACCATCTGTTTATAGCCCAATTCATGTAGCCGATCAAGGGCTCCGTGCTCATTGGTAGTGTCGATAAAAACCTTGTCTGGTTTCTCGACTTCAATGATCTTGGCTAAACGACCGGCTAATCTCATATCCCGTTCCTGGCCGTCGTCGGCCGGAATTGTTTCGATAGGATATAAGATGCTGCCCTCACGTCTGCGGATTTTTGTATCATCTCCCGTACGCCCCTGGTCTACTCCCACAATAAGAGGAGCGATCACGGATTTAATTTGTTTGCGTCCACGAGCAGCATACACCTTCGCCAAATTAAAGAACCTGCCCTCCGCCCGGACAAAAGCCTCGTCAACATTAAACGGGTATTCGGCGAGAAACTTATATTCTTTGTCCCCAAAAGCTGAAATTTTACGCCGCCGCCAGCTAAGGTGATGGAGCGTTAGACCATCGGCTTTATGCGCTTCGTAATATTGCTGTTCCTTCGTGTCAAGCTCCCTCTCCGACAGCGGCAGCGGATCCATATAACCTTCGTCCATATACCAAGGGATAAAAACTAATTCAAAACCGTTCTTCCCGGCAATCGCCCCATAACAAAGATCATAAAACCAGTTCCCCGGGCCATTAGCTGTCGACTCCATTATCATTTCTGTACCCGCTACATCTGGAACTGCCTGTAACAAACCCGTCGATAACTGATCGCTATTCTCATAAAACGCAACCTCTGAACCATGCAGAAGATGAATTGTTAAGCCTCTTCCGATTTCGGCTGAACCGGCAGTACCCACTGAATATGAACTGCCATTCTCAATAACCATAGACCTTTCTGTATTTTTAATCAAGGGAAATTTTATCGCGGGGGGTAAGTTAGTCTGGAACTTCGACGTAATGCTATAAATTTTTAGTGTTGATTCAGCCTGGTGGGCAAGAACATACGCTGACAGGTTAGGGCGAAAATTGGTTTGATGGAAATATCGAGCTTGCACATACGTAGAACAACCGAGTTGCCGACCTTTTAAAATCACAATACGAACCATCCCTGTCCGGGCTCTCTGTTCTTCAATCTTCCGGTGAAGAATTTCTTGCGCTCGATTAAAAACAAACGGTACCACTTCACCTGCCTTGGTTACGATCTTTAGGCAGGTTTTCGCGTAGTATGGTAACTCGCCCGCTAATTTTCTCAGTATCGCTATTTGTCCCGGCGGCAACGTCTCGAGCATCTATATTCCTCTTCGGTTTTAACCCCTTTTAAAGAATTACAAAGTCGATGAACAACACCTAAATTTCTAATCGTGTGAGTACCTCCACGAGAAAGGGGTATGCGGTGGTCCACACTATCCTGTCCAAACTCGATCGGCCTTAAACAGAGATAGCACGTTAATGTTCCAAACGTTTTTATGTTACCCTCATACAAGTTCTGCAAACCTTTTATTGTCAGCCGGCCGGTTTTCGATCGGCGATTTTGGTCGTATATCCGATATTGCTTCGCGTGTTCTTTTCTATAATGCTGGTGGTAAACCTTTATCTGTTCTCGATTCTCTATTTTGTAAATTTTCTTTTTAAGATCCCGCTCTTCTCGGTGTTTGTAATAACATTTTAGAGAAGAGGCTCGACATTTCTCCAGGTTCTTTTTCCGCCATAACCGATGATATTCTTTTGTGGCCATCAATCCTCCCACGGCGGTTTTTCCGGCACAACATCAATCACACTTTCTCGTTCTATTTCATCGGCTAACTTCCCCAAGAACTCCGATAGTGTCGCTGTCACGTTCAAACTGTTTATCTGCTGCACCGGTTTACCCATGTAACGATTCAATAACGCTTCCAGCGCCCCGGCGTCTCCGTCCTGGGCGCACTCGGCGAGTGACATAAACGCCGCGGCCGATTTTGTCAACCCGATCTTCTTGGGATCCTTGCCCGTATACGGCGAGGACAATACTTCCTGAAGAATATTGACAATCGTCGTCGGTGTAAATGGAACTGCCGGACTGCCGTCCGGGTTTGTCTGTACTGAACGCGCCGATAACATTATAGATCCGCGATACCAA